GCAAAGACGATCGCGCTGCAATCGCTGGCCGACTACAAGCACGGCGAGCGTAAGGAGACGACGGCAATGTTGATGGGTTCAGCGGCGCACACGTTGACGTTTGAGCCGCACCTCTCAGATACCATCTGGGAGTGGGGCGGAAGACGCGCCGGTAAGGAATACAACGAGCTGAAGGAAAGCGCGGACGCTGCGGGCGCAATCATCTTAAACACGCAGGAGTACGATAAGGTGCACCGCATGGCGGAGGCCGTCAGAGCCAACAGCGCGGCCGCTGAGTTGCTATCCGGCAAACTTGTGTGCGAGGCCAGCATTCTAACGACAGACGCGCTGACAGGCGTTGACATGCGCGCACGCCCTGACGGGTGGCGCACTGACATCGCGTGCCTGTTAGACTTGAAGACGACAATCGATCCATCGCCGGAAGGGTTTGCAAAGCAGTCCGCAAATTTGGGATACCATATACAGGAAAGCTGGTATCGTCGTGTAATGGAGCTTGACGGACATGAGGTGGATCGGTTTATCTTTATAGCTGTCGGCAAAGACGCACCATACAAAGTAGGTATTTACGAACTCGACACCGAAAGCCTCAACGAAGGCGATGCGGCTGTCCAGTACGCGCTAGAGCAGTATGCAATAGCGCAAGCAAATGACGACTGGGGATACGATTACGGAGAGTTGACAACGATCCGCATTCCGCCTTGGTCGTTCAAATTTACTCAGGCAAATTAAGTCAAGGAGACACATTATGCCAATATCATTCGGATCAACTGACGGCGAAAACACCGGCGTTTACATTCGCGGCAACCTACCACAAAACCGCTGGTGGGCTAAGACGGAGGCAGGCGATGAGGCTATCGACATGGATCGCGGCTTTGCGATCGACATTAAAGACGTTACCTTTGGGTGGCTTCATATCGACATCGGCGTCCGCGATTGGCAGCCGTGGCCGTCGCCAGCCCAGCGCACTGAGAAGCCAAGCGAAAATCATAAGCAAGGCTTCAGCGTCAATTGCTGGCTCAGTGATGGGCGCCCTGCGGAGTTTTCTGGGAATTCATACGGACTGGGCCAGTTCATTGCGAAGCTGTACAACCAAGCTGAGACAATGCCGGAGTTCACTGCTGGTAAAGTTCCGGTCGTCCAAGTGACAGCGACGACGCCTGTCGTTGTGGGTAAAGGCACGTCGTATGACGTCGGCTTCAACATCCGCACATGGATCGACAAGCCCGCGGCAGACGCTGCACCGGAAGCACCTGTGGCAGCGGCACCAGCGCCTGCACCGGAGCCCGCACCAGCGCCGGCAGCGGAAGGGAACAACTTCGGGTTCTAACAAATGTAATAACGTCGTGGGACATATTAACGATAATTATGTCCCACGACATAAAAAGCAGAACGGCGTACAGGGAAAACAATGTCAGAAGCATATTTTAATAAGGTCGTCGATGGAGCAGTAGGCGACGTCATTGCGTCCATGAAGGGCGGCAGAAACGAAAACTTAAACAAGGCGGCATTCTCAATCGGTCGGCACGCGCACATGTCACCGGCCAACATCGACAGTGCCATCCTCCAGCTACACGCGGCGGCACGTCAGATCGGGCTCAAGGATTTTGAGATCAAGTCAACCATTGGCAGCGGATTTAAACGCGGCGGCGAGAACCCTAAGCAGCTCGAAAACTCGGATATACAACCGTATATACCAAGTGAACTGGAGCGGCTGGTTGCACGTTTGGCCAGTAAAGACTTAATCATACGTGACGAGGAAAGCCGCAGAGACAAAATCAAGAAGGCGCAGGAGGCGTGGGAGCGCGCCGTGCCGATCACAAGGGAAAACCTAGACGCGGTAAAGCCTGCGCTGCTTTACCTCAACTCACGCGGCCTCAGAGCGAGCGCAGCGGTTAACGTGGCGAAGTTTACACCAAACGCATACGACGGGCCAGCGATTATCTTCGCAGCGACAACGCCGGAGGGCGAGATCGAGGGTATCCAAAGCGTGTTACTCACGCCGGATGGAAAGAAGCGCGAGGTAAACGGCATTACGAAATACTCGCGCGGCGTCATCGCCGGCAACGTAATGCAGATCGGCGAAACGCAAGGCGAAAAGCCAATCGTCATTGTCGAAGGCCCAGAGGATGCGCTCAGCATACGTCAGGCAGCCAAAGACGATGCGGCGGTTATATGCACGTTCGGTAAGGCGGGCATGGCGACCTACACGCCTCCGCGTGCCTCAGACGTAACGATATGCGCAGACCCTGACCTCGACATTGAAAAGTGCGTCGACGTCCTAAAGGGCGACGGCAGCACGCAAGTGCACGTAATACGCTTCGACCGGCTCGACGCCGAAAACGTCAAAGACGCAAACGACTACCTACGTGAAGCCGGCGAAACAAAATTGCGTGAGGCTCTGGCAACCGCGCAACTTTATGAAGAGGCCAAGCAGATACAGCTCGAAAGCGAGCGCCAGTGGCCAACTGAGTTCGAGGTCATCGACCCGTCGCTCATACCAAAGCGGCGCTGGATATATGGCACGCATTACATCCGCGGATACGTCAGCGTGCTGGCGTCGATGGGCGGCGTGGGTAAGACATCCATGCAGCAAGTGGAAGCCTGCGCCATTGCGCTGGGAAAGGCGCTCCTAGAAGAGCCGGTGCGTGAACAGTGCAACGTCTGGGTTATCAACGGCGAAGACCCATACGAGGAAATGCAGCGACGTTTCGCGGCCATCTTTATCCACTATGGCATCAAGCCGGAGGACATACGCGGCAAGCTATTCCTCGACGCTGGCCGTGATCTCATGATCCAGTTCGCAAAGCAAACGCGTGATGGCATCATTACGGATGAAGACATGCTCGAACACATGATCGAAAAGATTAAGCGTAATAACATTGGGCTGGTTATCATTGACCCGTGGGTCGGGTTCAACGACATCAACGAAAACGACAACGTCGCTATGAACGCAGCGGTCGCGGCCGCTCGCTACGTCGCAGACAAGACCGACGCCGCGATCGTGCTAACGCACCACATTCGCAAGACAAACGGCGAAGACGCGACGGTCGACAGCGTCCGCGGCGCCGGATCGTTGATCGGTGCAGCGCGCGCAGCCCGCGTCATCAATCGCGTTAGCCAAGAAGACGCGATGAAGCTGGGCGTGTCGGAGCAGGAGGCGCTCGGCATATTCCGTGTCGACGATGGCAAGGCAAACCTCGCACCGCCGGCCGCAAAGGCGCTGTACCGGCGCATGCACGGGGTGGAGCTGCCAAACGGTGAATACGTGGGCGTCTGCGTGCCGTTTAAAATGCCAGACTTGTTCGACGGGGTCAGCGCAAAAGACGCGCAGGCCGTGCAGCGTCTAATCGGGGCAGCCGCGGAGCGTGGCGAGCCTATGCGCGCAGATGCACGCGCCAAGTCGTGGGCCGGCAATGCGGTGGCCGTGCAGCTCGACTTAGATGTGGATAAGCAGCACGAGAAGGCGCGCGCAAAGGCGATCCTGAAAAAGTGGATCGATACAAACGTGCTAAAGGTAGAAGAGTGGCCAGATAAACGGCAGGGGCGTGACGTGCAGTGCGTCGTCGTCGGGGAATGGATTAACGCGTCGGAGGTAAACTAATGATTAAGAAGTGTGAATGGAGGAATTGTTGCAACTTTTTTACGGTTGGCCATAAGCGGCGCAAAAAGTTTTGTCAGCGAAGTTGCGGGAAAAGAGTGGCAAATCTTAAATGGGTTAACGATAATCCAGAAAAGCAGAATGAGGCGCAACGCGTATATAAGCGTAAAAGGTACAACACAGACGCGGCGCATAGGGAATACCGAAAGAGGTATAATAATGAATTCTGGCACAACTGTGATGACGCAGTGAAATCAAAGATGCAGAAAACACGAAAGAAGTATCAGCAAGATAAGCAGAAGAACGATGTAAACTTTAGAATAAGGATCACTTTAACGTCTCGCATCAAAGAAGCGATCAAAAAAGCCAAGACAGAAAAGTGCGATAAGTCGGCTGCGCTATTGGGCTGCTCAATAGAGCATGTACGCCAGCATCTTGAGCAACAATTCGCAGACGGCATGTCATGGGACAATCACGGCGATTGGCACATAGATCATATCAAGCCGTGCGCAGCGTTTGATTTAACAGACCCAGAGCAGCAAAGAGAATGCTTTCACTACTCAAATTTGCAACCGCTATGGGCTTGGGACAACTTGAGTAAAGGTGCGACATATGAGCCGTCATAGCCAGAAATCGAAGCAGCGTCATCCTGATGCACCGCGTGAACACTTTGAGGTGGCGCACATAACATTCGAGATTGCGCCGGACGTGAAGACGTTCGCGCTCATAGCGGGGCAGGCGTACAGCGCAAAGGATCGCAGGCCGCTGTTTAGCGCGCACATAGAAAAAGGCATGAGCGAGCAGCGACGTGAGCTGGCGTTCAGGCTAAGGCAACTAGAGGAGGAACTATGAGGCCAACATACGAAACGCAGACCGACCGCAACAACGAACGCCGCCTCGCAGCGAAGATCGAAAAGCACTACAACTGCATCCTGTTAAAGATGCCAATGAAGCTAAGTCTGGACTTTATGGCGATCCGAGACGGGAAAGCGGTCGCGTTCATCGAGGCCAGACAACGCAAGATCGCGATGAACACGTATCCGACGTACATGCTGTCGCTCTACAAGGCGATGCAGGCGCGCTCGCTCACAATGACAACCGGATTACCGTGCTTTCTAGCGGTGCAGTGGACGGATAAGGCTGGCATCGCAATGCTGCCGCCAAGCCACGAGGATATGCACGTCGAAATGGGCGGCACAACGCGAAGAGACGATCCACAAGACATCGAGCCTATGGTACACTTTGACATAGCTAAGTTTAAGGAGCTGTGACAATGACACTACCATTACGTGAGATAGAAGAAGACGAAAGCAAGCTGGAGCTTGGACGCATCGTGTGGGACGAGGAAATTGGAGGCGCCGTGATCGAGTGGTGCGCGGATGAGATGCCAATGATGTCATCGGCGGAGATCGACGTGGCATTCGTGATGGAGGTGCTACAAGGTATCGACACCGACGTGACGATGGCCAAGGCACTCAATATGGCGTTGCTGCGTGAGGGGTCGAATGGCACTTTGCACTAGCTCCTCAGTTTCCTCAGTTGAACTGAGGTAGAGTGAGGAAGTGAGGTAAAAGAGGCCGATTTTAGTTCCTCCTCAGTTATTACGTATATATACGTAACTGAGGAGGTAACTTCGGACTGAGGTGAAAGTAACTGAGGAAAGTGGAGGAGTTGTAGCATGGCAAAGAAGGGGAAGCGCTCGCTGGTTAACCATAGGGAAGTGAAGGCGAGAGGCACATTGAATAGCGAGGCGACTAAGATCAGTGCTGGCGTATGGGGGCAGTTACGTCCGCTCGATGAAAAGGCGAAGGAGAAGATAGCGAAGTGGGGAGATACGTTGCCCGACTTGGTGTCGCCTGATCTGGCAGGACGGTTTGAAGCTGCATACGAGGCGCTGAGAGAACGTGTGGATGCGGATGATGTCGTTGGCACCAATCAGATCGCAACGCAGCTTATGAGAGCGTGGGACGTGCTGGAGAAGGCTGCGGAGGATGCAGGGCATAAGCCGCTACCGCCGCACGCGTATTGCGTCGAGATCGATGACAAGATCGTATGCTTTGCGTTGCACGGGTGGGCGGAGCTGCGGAAGAAGTATCCGACGTGGATCGTGTACAGCTTCGAGGATGCTGCACGCGTGATCAGATTTGACTGGACGGAGACTTTCCTGAACAATGCGTTCAATGCGTTTCCGGATGCAAAGGTAACGCGGATGGTGCGTGATGGAGACGATCGTATTAACTGGGATTTAGGTGGAGACGAAATACCATGGTAACGAGAGATGAGATACTGGCAATCGCTGAAGGCGTGATCAGCGGAGAACGCAACAAGGATTACGGAGATGCAAAGGATAACTTTGAGACGATCGCAGCGCTGTGGTCGTCTTATCTGGATCACGACTTCACAGTAGT